ACACGATAAAGAATCTTGACTGGGAAACAAGCGTTCCCGTTAATGAAAATGACTGGGATGATGATCAAACAGGTTCTTATTCTATAATTCCCGGGATGCTCGCTAAAAGAATAATGGCACATCCTGAAAAATTAGTTTCTGATCTCGTAATTGCAGGAGACACTGATCTTGCTTATGATGGAGTCGCATTTTTTAGCGATGCTTCAGGAGTAAGAACAATTGATAATTTGCTTGCTGGTACAGGTATAACACTTGCAACATTGAAAGCTGACCTGATTGCCGCAATGGTAGCTATGGCTAAATTCACCGACGACCAGGGGGAGATTTTAAACCTCAAGGGTAATCTGATTTATTGTCCTGTTGCACTCGTAACACTCTTTGAAAGTCTCGTATACAGCCGCGCTGATCCAACAGCAACCGGCGGAACCGATACTTATAATCCTTTCAGTAATAAATTCACCGTAGTAGGTGATGCTCGACTTGATGCAGACGACGCAAACGACTGGTATTTATTCGCAACAAACGAAATAGTACAGCCTTTTATTTGGCAGCTCAGACAGGGTGCAAAACCTTCAATGGAAAAAACACCTCAGACCAAATCATGGGTATGGGGATCAGACTACCGTGGTAACGGTGGTTATGGTCTGCCGCATCTGGCTGTTAAGACTGTAAATAGTTAATGAAGGAAATACTGATTCTCGGTAATGGAATATCGAGGATCAGTTTTCATGATTTAATTGTTGATTGGCCGGGTGAAGTTTGGGGGTGCAATCGGGCATATCTTGATTATCCTAAAAAACTAACCCGGCTGACAGGGCACACAGATGTAATGTATGAGGCGGATGAAAACCGCAAAGCAAACAATTTGTTTTTTGAAATATGGGGCGGGCATCTTGGAAAACTTGGAGCCGCTGATAAAGCTTTTACCTGTTCGAAGCGATTTTGTAAAGATAGCGGAACGGCTTTGATTGCTCAGGCGCTGCATGAAGGTCATCAAATCGCAGTATGCGGTTTTGACTTGGGTGGTCCTGATATTCATTCACCGGGACTTGAAAATGTGGACAAACATAACTGGGTTAAACGGTGGAGATTATTACTTGAGACATACGGGCGGAAGAGGATAAGATTTATCGGCTATGATCATTTGCCGTTTTTATTAAGCGGTAGACGGTCAAACGAATACAGCGATTATTACAGACGAGGCAAGCCGCATATTTATGATGCTGATTATATCGAAGCATGGGAGAAATGGAGCGGTAAAAAAGCATTTGATTATAAGGAGATATTTGAGATGAAAGTTAAAGTTAAATATACAAAGACCGGACAAGTTGCAGAAATGGATGTAAAGATTGCTGAGAAGATGCAAAGTAAAGGCAAGCTTGAAATCATCAAAGAAAATAAAGTTGACAAACTTATTAAGAAAGAAATTATTATACAGCTTGAAGAGCTTGAAATTGATTTTGATAAAAAGTTGAAAGTAGACGAACTTGAAAAACTTCTTAATGAGGCATTAGAAAAATGAAATTAAAAAAAGGGCAGACTGTTTATATTGGTAAAGAAAAGTTCACCGGAGAAATTCCGGATGATAAAGCTCGGAAACTTGGATTGTTCAAAACATAAAAAAAGGAAGAATATAAAAAATGAGTATCCGTGATCAACTTCGAACTGATGTTAAAACTAATTTAACCGCCGATGGTGATACTGTAGTTTTAACTCCGCCGGGAGAAGAACCAACTATTTATACAGTCAAAGGGATGGTTGGAAGAATTGATGCAGGAGTTGATCCAGATACTGACGTTCAATTTTTAGAACCGAAAACAACAGTAACGGTTTCCCTTGCTGATTTGGATGGAAATGAACCTGATGAAACTTGGTTGATTGAAACGACAGATGCAGAAGGGAACGCATTAAAGAGCATGGGTATAGATTTATTATTTGATCGAACGCTTGGATTTGTAAAAATAATGATGGAGGATTTTGACTGATGGCGCTTGGTAATTTTGACACGTTATATTCTAATCTCATTACAATCCTTGAAACATATAGCGCTGCACAAAGTGCGGGAAATAAGTTTGATGTGTACGATAATTATATGCGGACATTTCCGGCTGACTCAAGTATTGCAAGCGTATTTTGTTATCTTGGATCTATGAATCCGACACAGCAGGCAGGCACAACTTTTTATCAAGAGAGCTGGAATTACTACTTTGATTTAATCGCAAAGAAAAAAGGTACAGTTTCAGAAGGAGCATTAACAGTCAGAGCAGACAAGGCAGCAGGTGCACGATTAAGGTTTTTAATTCAGCAGGTTAAATCAGCTTTATACACTGCCGACGATTGGAAACTGTCAATGGCAAATGGAAAAATAGGAAATAAAGCGATGCTTAGAGTTGACCCGCTAGGCCCTGATGATCCGAGAATGACAGAAAGGGTTATTGCAGCGGCAAGACTTACACTTACAATCGAAACAGTATTTGAGCCGACACTATTGACAGGTACAGCGATGGATTCTGTACTTATAAAACAGGATGAAACAGCGCCGTTGTGGAGCGCTTTAATAGAACCGTAGGAGGTTTAGAAAATGAGTATAACTTTTAATTTGGTTCCGTCGAATGCGGCTGCGTCTGCGGTTTACGTCGAACAGGAAGCAGTCAAGAGAGGAACAGGAAGCCCGGTAATTCCGCATAAAATTTTAGTATTTGGACAGTACAATGTTGGGAAATCCCCGACTGATAATGTAGCACAATTGATTTTGAATAAAACGGACGCATGGGATAGATACGGGAGAGGATCTTTACTCTCAGCGATGATTGAAAAATGTCTTGATGAATCGGGCGGGGTTCCGGTTTATGCGATGCCACTTGCTGACGCAGGAACGGCGGCAACAGGAACGCTTGTATTCACAGACACCGCAACGGCAGCCGGAACACTTGCTGTTTATATCGGTGGTAAAAAAGTTTCTATTGCAGTTGCTAAAGACGATGCTCATACTGTAGTTTCAGCCGCAATTGCAGCCGCAATAAATGCGGATCTTGATTTACCTGTAACCGCAGCTGATGTTGCAGGAACTGTAACCTTAACGGTAAGATGGGAAGGTGAAGCCGGTAATCAGATACAGCTTGAACTTAATCGAGCTGATGCAGATGAAACCCCCGCAGGTCTTACCGTTGTAGTTACAGATATCGGTGATGCTGTAGCAGGTGCAGACAATCCGGTATTGACAACTGCAATAACAAATCTACTTGCTGATGATAAATGGTTTACAGAAATCGCAATGCCTTATATTGACGCAACAAGTTTGACAGCAATGGAGGCCGCAGGAGTTAACGCAGCCGACCCGGCAAAGAAACAATTATTTGCTGCATTTTATGGATATACTGGAACTGTAAGCGCTTTTATCACAGCCCTTGACAGTCGGAATTCTGAATGGACAACGTATATGCCTGTACCGGGATCACCAACAGCCGCTTACATGATAGCCGCTGCATCGACCGCAATTTTTGCACGATATCAGCAGGCTAATCCGGGACGACCGATAAAAACCTTAATATTACCCGGAGTAATCGCCGGTAATGAAAGTATGAAAGATAATAATGATACTATTGTTAGAGCAGGTGGATCATGGACTGTTAATCAGGCTGATGGAACTGTAACAATCGGGGACGCAGTAACAACCCGGACAAAGACGGCGGCAGGAGCTGACACAACCGATTGGAGATTTACAATCATCATCGGTAATATTCAGTTCAAAATTTATGCGCTTGATGTAACATTTACAGCTTCACCATTTGATCGGGCTGTGGTACTTGCAGACGGCGGAGGTAGAGGGCCAACATTTGTAAGCAGACCGAATACTGTCAAAGGATATGCAATTTACGTGGATTGTCAACCGACAGAGACACTATAGTTGCAGGCATAACCGCTGCAATTGATGGCAGTAATGCAGGAAGAATAAATCTGTTGATACCGGATATAGCAAGCGCAGGATTAAGAATTCTTGCAGCAAAACTTGAATGGGGGTTTTTGGTATGATATGGTATTTAAAACAACTTTTACCGTTAAAGTATGAAAGTTTATATAGAGATAGTGATGGACGGCATTATTCCGAATGGCGGATGTGGTTTGGTAAAGTTTTTAAGCATGTTGATCATGCGATGCAAGGAGGAAATTAAATGGCTACTTTAAGAGGCGGAGACATAACACAATTTAATTATGCTGGACGTGATTTTGATATTAAGACTGACAGTAATATAACATATCGGCTGTCAGGAATCACGATAGAAAATGAACCGACCGGGAACGGTGGAAGACACGCAACAGGCAGAAAAAAACTTGCGGGGATTGATTCAGTACCGATTAGCAATAATGTTGAAAATAAGGATTACGAATTCTTACAGGAAAAGGCGGACGGCGAAAGTTACCCGATCACAATGTCATTGATTGACGGTACGACTTACAGCGGCAATATGGCAATTGAAGGAGACCTGGACGCAAACACTGGAGACGGTCAGATTGAGGTTAGTTTCATGGGTGAGACTTTGGAACAGATTTAATTTAATAGCGCATAAAGTTACAAGGTAGAGGTAACGTCGTGAGCGCCCTGACTTGATGGGTTGCCGGGTACACGCCGGATATGCGCTTTATTTTCATAAGGAGAAACTATGGAGACAGTAATTGCAGAAGAGCAGGCACGAAAGGAAATATCTGAATGGTCTGAATTCTTTGAAGCTGAATTATCAGAAGAGGATATTAAAACATTGCTACCTTCGGTAATGAGAGGGCGGATTATTTTAGACGAGGATTCCGAACAGTTTATTATATCTCTCAGATCACCGATTAAATTACAGAATGGTGAAAAGGTAACTGAAGTTATTTTACGAGAACCTATGGCCGGGGAATTACAAGAGGCTGCTAAAGGGAAAACTGATATGGACATGGCGATGAATATGTACGCTAAACTTTCAGGTCAACCGCTTGGAGTTATACAGCGATTAAAACAGAGAGACATGATCGCATTCTCAGGGGTGTTCAGTTTTTTCGGCTAACGGCAGACGGGATACAAGGTAAGATGATCACGGTTGCCGATAGGTTTAGTTTTACATTATCGGAAATAGAGAATATGAAATTAAGGAAACTTGATTTTTGGTATGAAGCAGCAAAGATTTTAATCAATAGAGAGTCGGAGGCTTTCAGCGGTGGCAAATAATAAGATTGCATTAAATGCAAATGTTAACACTAAGAATTATATGGCAGGGATGAAAATCGTTTTAAAAGATGTTTATCCTGATGCCGTTGCCGATACTCTTAACGACGCAGCTAATGCAACAACTAAACAGCAGATACGGAATGTTAAAAAAGATTTAATAGTGAGAACAAAGT